AAATAAAACAATTGCTTTAGGTTCAAACACAGTATCAGGAACTTTAGCAGAATTTAATACAGCAGTTACAAATGCTGACCTTGCATCTTTAGCGGGTACAGAAACTTTAACAAATAAAACTCTTACTTCACCAATTATTACAAACTCTATTAATACACAAACAGGAACAACATATACAACTGTTGCTGGAGATGCTGCTGCTTTAATTACACTAAATAACGGATCAGCAATAACAGTAAGTATTCCAACAAATGCAACAACAGCATATGCAGTTGGAACACAAATCAACTTTGCCTGGATTACTGGAGCAGGTCAACCAACAATTACTGCAGCAACACCAGGTACTACAACAATTTTATCAACAGGAGCAACATCTACATCACCAAAACTTCGTGTAGCAAACTCAGTAGCAACAGCCATTAAGATTGATACAGATAAGTGGTTAGTTACTGGAGATCTTGCATAGAACTTTATAAATAATAAAGCACTCAACCTAAACTTAAGGTTGATAAGTTAAAAACTCCGCATAAAACGGAGTTTTTTTCTTTGTAAATTTGTGATATACTAAAGACTACTTTGGAAAACTCAAAGTACTCATCTAAATTTGCTTAGAAAGGTAAATAAATGTCAGAAGTTTTTTCGTTTCGTCTATCAGAAGAATTTGTAAATAAATATAATAATGCTCCAGCACCGTTTGGATTCTCAGATGCTGGGTCTAACTCATTAGGAGAGATTACATTTATTCGTACATATTCTCGCATGAAAGAAGATGGGACTAAAGAGCGTTGGCATGAGGTTTGCCGTCGTGTTATTGAGGGTATGTATTCAGTACAAAAAAATCATGCCAAAGATAATCGCTTACCCTGGAATGATAATAAGGCTCAGAAGTCTGCACAAGAAGCATTCCAAAGAATGTTTGAATTAAAGTGGACACCACCAGGTCGTGGTCTTTGGGCATTTGGAACTCCTATGACTATGGAGAAGCGTAACTCTGCATCCCTTCAAAACTGTGCAATGGTTTCAACAAGAGACATTGATCGCAACGATCCTGGTGCTTTATTTGCTTGGGTAATGGATGCATTAATGTTGGGTATTGGAGTTGGTTTTGATACCCTTGGACAAGACAAACAAATGTCTATTTATGCTCCCACTGAACCAGCATCAATTTATGAGATTCCAGATACTCGTGAAGGTTGGGTAGAGTCAGTTCGTCTTTTAATTAACTCTTTTCTACGACAAAATCAACCTATTCAAGAGTTTACCTATGACCTTATCCGTCCTCTAGGAGCACCCATTAAAGGCTTTGGAGGGGTAGCCAGCGGTCCAGCACCACTTATTGATCTCCATACACGCATTAGAAATGTAATTGGCTCTAGAGCAGGAGAACCATTAGATAGTCGTGCAATTGTTGACATTGTAAATCTTATTGGTACGTGTGTTGTTTCTGGAAATGTTCGTCGTTCTGCAACTCTTGCACTTGGAACAGCAGAAGATAAAGGTTTTATTAATCTTAAGAATCCAGAAATATTTCCAGACCGTAACTCCTATAATCCAGAAAAACCAGGATGGGCTTGGATGTCTAATAATTCTATTTCAGCAACAGTTGGAACAAAATATGAAGACTACGTAGATTTAATTGCAGATAATGGAGAGCCAGGTTTTATTTGGCTAGATGTTGCTAGAGAGTACGGTAGATTAAAAGATGCACCAGACTATAAAGATTCCAGAATAATGGGATTCAATCCTTGTGCGGAGCAGCCATTAGAGTCATACGAACTTTGTACACTTGTAGAAGTGCACTTAAATCGTCATGAATCTAAGGAGGACTTCCTCAAGACATTGAAGTTTGCATATCTTTATGGAAAAACTGTAACACTAATGCCAACACATTGGCAACAAACAAATGGCATTATGCAAAGAAACCGTCGTATTGGAACATCACTTACTGGTATTGCTTCTTTTGCTGACAACAGTGGACTTCCAGCATTGCGTGAGTGGATGGATGAAGGGTATCAAAAGATTCGTCATTATGACCACAAGTATTCTGAGTGGCTATGTGTTCGTGAATCAGTTCGTGTAACTACAGTCAAACCTTCAGGATCTGTATCACTTCTTTCTGGAGCAACTCCTGGAGTTCACTGGGGTCCTGGAGGAGAATTTTATCTTCGTGCTATTCGTTTTGGCAATACTGATCCAATGATGCATTTATTTAAAGCAGCGGGATATAAAATTGAAAACGACCTTGTATCAGCAAATACATCAGTTGTATATTTCCCAGTAGCATCTGGACACAAACGTGCAGAAAAACAAGTAAGCCTATTTGAAAAAATTGGACTTGCAGCAACTGCTCAAAAGTATTGGTCTGATAATGGTGTCTCTGTAACTCTATCATTTGATAAAGAAGAAGAGACAAAGTTTATTGCACCAGCACTTAACATGTATGAAGGACAGTTAAAGGCTGTTTCATTCTTGCCAATGGGAAATAAAACTTATCCGCAACAGCCATATACTGAGATTTCAAGAGAAGCATATAATGCCTATGTTGGAACAATTGGAAAGATTGATTGGTCTGCAATTTATGACGGTAAAGATAATCTAGATGCTGAGTCTGAAAAATACTGTTCAACTGATGCTTGCGAGATTAAATTATATTAAGACGTATCCTGCTATAATAAGGGTATAGGAGAATAATGTCTAGCCCATCAAATTTATATGCAGAAAAGGTGTTTAGTGAACACCCAATGGTTCTTTGGGCACTAGACGATAAACTTGACTACGTTAGCCTTATTTCAGAAGCGCAAAGAAATATCCTTACACTTTGGGATGAAACAGGGTGCACTCTTTCTGCAGGTACTGGATTAACTGGTGAGCCATTTCCAGATAGTTATACTACAAAAGTTAGTTCTAGCATACCAGTTGGTGCTACAAATGAGGCTATTTTAAAAAGCCCAGAAATAATGAATTTTCAAGATCTAGACTTAGAACTTGGAACATTTTGTATTGGAACACATTTTTATTCTGGAAGCGTTTATCTAGAGTCAGTTTCTATAGGATATGAGTATACAGATACAACAACTTCACAAGTTGTGGAAAACCTAAAAACATTTAATACATCAATATCAAATCAGTGGGGTTTTATATCTGAGACATTTGAAATACCAAACGAAAATACAAACTTTAAAGTAGTTATAAAGATAGTTACAAATACTGGTGGAGACAATATAAATGACTATGAGTTTTATTTTAATGGAATATCTTTGGGTCAGTGGTCTGAAGAATTTAACGTAGTATCTTTAGGTGTATACCCAGAAAATTTTCCAGCAGAAATTGAGTTAACTACAACCAGCAGCGTAATTCCAGCACCAGCATATGGAATATCTTCTGATACTGGGTATTATCTTGTAAATGATAACTCCTTAGTGGCAAAAAATACTGGAGTTCCTTTGGTTTTTGGTGCATCAAATGTTACAAAACTATCGCCTAATATAGATGGAGACCCTTCGTTTATATTTCCTGGTAAAGGATTTTTACATGAAAATGGAAGACATAGTGATTACACTGTAGAGTTTTGGGCAAGAATAAACTCAGACTCTAATGATCCTAAAAGAATTTTTGGACCAATAGCAAGTGAAGATGGACTCTATGTAGAAGGTGGATTCCTAACTCTTTTAATTGGTGGCAAGTTTAGTTCTCATTTTGTTGGGGAATGGTTTAGACCAATGCTAATCCACATCAGGTTGATTACTGATAATGCTACGGTATTGATCAATGGAGAACAAGTAATATCATTAGACTTTGTTACATCAAGCATATCTTTGCCAGAAATAACTGGAGAAGACTGGCTTGGATTTTATGCTTATACCAATGTAAATCCAATAGAGATTGATTGTGTGGCAATCTACTCATATCAGGTTGCAAATGTTGTAGCAAAAAGAAGATATGTTTACGGTCAGGGTGTGGGATCATCAGAGAGTATTGATTCTGCATTTAGTGGAACTTCTGCATTTATAGATTATTCTTTTGCAGATTACACAGCAAATTATAACTACCCAGATTTTGCACAGTGGCAACAAGGATCATTTGACAATCTATCAACAACTGCAACAGCATTAACAACACCCCAATATTCTTTGCCAACAATATTTACTGGAACAAAAACATTGCAAGAACTCTATGATGACTCAGATGATATATATCAAAATCTTACTAGTGGGTACCTGGGCACAGATAGTCACTTTATATCCTTAAACCCAAACTCAACTTGGAATAATGATGGTGCATACATTAACTTTGGAAACTTTAATATTTTAAATTCACAAGTTGCATGTTTGTATGGAGTTTTTCAAGCAAACAACCAGGGCAGTGGAGGAGATGAAGACGAAGAGGTATTATTTAAAATATATAACCAAAGCACAGGAAACTATTTTTCTATTAATGTAGATGGGTTAGATGTTGTATATTCTTTGTATTACTCAGGGACATCTCAAGAAATATATCGTACAGATGAGTTTGGAGTTGGAGAACTTTTTGCTGCTGGAATTAATATTCAAACACTTGTAAATACATTTGGTGGAAATCTTGCAACATTCTTTGGTAATCAAAACTCTCTAAGCCTTTATGTTGGTGGAGATAACTCTGGATCTAAAACCTTTAGAGGCTACATCTTTTCTATTGGATTTTCAACAGAATTAAATTCAAACTCAATATCTGATTATTTTGATGATAGTGGAATTGCCACTATTGATACCTATGTTGGTAGTGGAATTGAGTCATCTGAAAATGCACTAGCACTATTATCACATACAGCAAGTTATACTCTTTTGCCAACATACGCTTATGGAAGTTTATTCTTAGATATTGGAGTTTCTGGATACTGGGAAGACTATATGCCACTATCCTATTTTGGACAATATGTTCAAAACGATGTTGGAAATTCTTTTTATGATTTAGATTTTTTACAGTTTAATATTGGATATCCATCTCCATCAAGCCTGCTTGAAGCAGAGACAACTGGATCTTGGACATATGAAGAGTTGGCTAGTTCATATTCACTGCCAACCCAAAGAACCTATCAACAACTAGACAACTCATTGCTTACTGGTTGGAATAATTACCAAGATCTTAAAGAAAAATCATTAAAATATTATGAGTATAACACTGATAGTTCAGCAATTAGAAGTTATGTTACTTTCCAATATATTGCTGATGGAGCAAACCTGTCGCAAGATAACTTTACAACAACTATTCCTGCAAAAGAAAATGCAGTAGTTGATGTCTCTGACTATTCTTCTTGGTCAACTACAAAATTTGAGGTTGTTGACAATACAATAATTTATCCAAGAAAAGACATTGACTTTAATAGTTTAGCAATTGTTTATCATCTTGATTTTAATATTCGTGGAATATTAACAAAACCAATACTATTAAGAAAACTTGAACTTGCATCACAAGCATTAAACGATAACTCATTTAACCCTATAGGAACAAGATTTGGAACAGACCTGTTCCCATACAAACGCTCTGGACTATACTATGACTATAAATCAAATAACCCATTTAGTATTTATAAGGGGAGCACTCCATATCTATATATGAACAGAACATCTGGAATACAGGTTCGTGGAGATTTTGACTCAAACTTTGACCGTGGAATTTCAATGCCAATTAATCAGTCTCTTGCAGAAAATTATAGAGTAAGCGCAATGCAGTCTTGGATAAGATATGATCAAGAATCATTTACAGTAACCCCAATTCCTTTATTTGAAATAAAACATAAGGCAGATACTATTGTTTTCTTTGTTGTAGCAAATGATGAAACTGGTCAGCGTGGTAGGGTTTATGCTAAAAATAAATCAGATAACTCAGATTTTCAGGGGATATCTTATTATATTAATGGAACACTTGTAAGAGAACCAGTATTGACAATTAAAGAATGGTCAGCCCTTGGCATTAACTTTGGAGAAGCAGTAAACTTTGATCTATTTATAGGATCAATTAATCTAAATAGTCCAGCATTGTTTAATAATGTTGCATATTATCAGGCAAATAATCTTCAGCAATTACAGTCTAAGATTAACAGGCCTTGGCTTAAGGTTAAGCAGGAAGGCCTTACAAATAGAAACTGGTCTTTCTGGCTAAATAATTATACTTGGGAAGGCGTTTTAGTTATTTCTGCCTCAGCCCTGTATGGAGTTAACGCTCAAGATGTATATAAAACCTATATTGGAACTAATAAGATTATTATTGATGATGAGTCAGGTATGATTTTTGATGCAGATAAGATGAAAATATACAATGACACTACATGGTCAATATCTGTAGGCTCGCCAGTCTAATCTGGTATACTTGTGGTTATGGATTCTTTATTTAGCCCAAAAACTGGCAAACCAATTGTTGAAAATGTACGACGTAAGGTCATTGATAAGCATTATGACTGGGGTCTATACGTATATAAAAAGTCAAACGGAAAGTGGTTTACTGACGGAACTGGTTCTGTATTGAACATCCCCGCTCAAAAAGGTGACATTTCAAAGATTGCAGAACTTAAAAGGGCTGCAGTATTTAATGGTGATGATGGAGAAGGCACAGCCCATTTTGTTGCGGGACTGACAAGAGTATCTGAAGAAGAATATTCAGAACAAAAAGATAGAATGAGACAAGGTTTAATTCCAAATGTTAATGACTTAGGCGCTATTGCCGATGCACAAAAAACATTAAACACACACGGAAGGGATGCGTACGAAAGTGACTGATGATGATGATAACTTCCAGTATGTAAGAGCAAGCCTAAATACTCAAGAACAAGAAGATAATCAATTTAAGGGAAGCGACCCATTTAATAAAAACTGGGAAGAGTTACAAAAATACTCTGGTCTAGATCAAAACTTTCGTCGCCGTGTAGCAAGACAAGTAAGTAAAGCAATAACACCAAATGAAGCATATTTAGATTCTGCAAATGCAACTCCATCTGGAGTAGATGCTGGATCAAAGGCTCTTAATCCTGGAACGGTATACAGAAATGGATACGGCCTATTTGACGTAATCACACCACCATATAATATGTATGAACTTGCAAACTTCTACGATACCTCTTTTGCTAACCATGCAGCAATTGATGCAAAGGTAGAAAACATTGTTGGTCTTGGATATCGTTTTGACATTGCAGATAGAACCGCACTTAGACTAGAAATGTCAGAAGATGACTCAGCAACTGACAGAGCAAGAAATAGAATTGAAAGAGCCAAGATTGAATTACGTGACTGGCTAGAAAACCTTAATGACGATGATAGTTTTACAAAGATCATGGAA